AAAAGGACCTACAGTGAACTGTAGGTCCTTATATTTTGGTGCGGATTGAGGGTTTATACCAAATACTCCGCACCACTACTGAATTATTTAAACCCTACATTTCAAAATGGGGCAAATAAGGGGCAACCCTTACAAATCATCTTATATGAAAAAAGCCCCGCATCAGAACATGTCTGTCAAAAAATGAACTGCGGGGGGTTTGTCTTTAATATCATTATACCATAATTCTATTACAAGTCCATACATCCACCTTTGCATGGTAAGGAGATAGATTAGATCACTTCCTTAATGTTTGAACGCTACCCCTATAATTGCACCGCCACCTAACGCTTGAGATAAGTTGCGTTGCATCCGCAATCGTTTAATGGTTTTCTTGTCGTTCTCTATTTGCCCTTTCAATTCGGTCAAAGAGTTCTGCATTTCGTTCAAGGTAACTTCTTGCTTCATTGATTGAAGCTTTGCTTTCATTAATTCGGTTTCCAATTTGTTGATTGTATTGTGTGCTTCTGTCAATTCGTTCTTTTGCTTCATGACTAAGTTCTGTGCTTCTGTCAATGGAACGCTGGATGCTTCGATTAAGTTCAATGCTTTCTCGTTGTTGACTTTCAATTCGTTCCACTGTGTTAATGGTATTGTTATCGTTGCTTCCGCTTGGCTCGTGGAAGATGTAATATCCGATGCAAAGCAAGGCAACGAACACAATGACACCGATAATATAATAACGGCTAGAATACCGATTAAGTGCAGTTTTGATTTTGTCATACATATATACCCCCTATATATTACTTCCCCATTGTTGAGCATAATATTTTGCTTTCATACGAATTACATCACCGCCACTACCAGCTTCATCACCTTCACGGACTACCCACAAATCCCAACGTTCACAAGTAGAATTAGGGCCGTATGGTTCATGGGCATAAAACCCATCCATGTTGTCGGCTGCTTCTGCGTGAGTTAGTACATTACTGATACTAGCCGGCAAGCCTAAATCAACACACAATACCGCCACCACTTGTGCCAGTGTTTCAATCTGTGCATCTGTTGGTGGGTAATTACCTAAGTTATTTACCCATTGTGCATTATAAGCACAATCTAAAGAGATACCAACTGCGCCACTATTACGCATCCATGTATGGTTCTTATGGTCTGTTAGTTCGCCGTCAATGTAAATATTACCACCACCATCAATATTGATATGGTAATCGTTAAATTGTTGGTTATATCTTCCTGCAGTCCAATGTAGATATACCTTATCAATTCCACCTACTGCACGGCTGCAGTAATCATTTAAATCACTCAAACTAATGTTTATCATCTACATTGCCCCTTTCAATCATAGGTATCTTTGGCGGTTCTTCTAATTTATCTGGTACTCCGTTTCCGTCCTTGTCAATCCACAATGCAAGGAAGCCTACAAGTGCAGTTAGAACAGAAGGTATGAATATATGATCTATGATATTAATTCCTACATTAATCAATTTATTCATATCATCTGAAACATGTCCTTGACTGAATACCATTACATATTCTGCTACTACCAATAAAATAGGCACTAGCATTGTTAGTACTAGCGCCCTTGTAGCAAATACACCTGTAGGGTGGATGTTGGCCACCCTTACAGCTTTATAAGATTGTTTAATTGAATTGACGAATTTTGTTGTTATATTCATGTAAATCTCCTCTTAACTCATCAACTCTATTTTCAATGCTATCAACACGAGTCACCAATTTAACGTGTTCAGCGTATTCCCTAAGGCGTTGTTCCCTTGATAGCTTAATTTCTTCCTTTAACTCAACAAGGGTTTCATTTAATCTATTCATTCTCTCCTCGTTTTGAGTTAATATAGGTAAAATTAAAAGGCGGTAACTTGCACCGCCTATTAACCCTACTATTGTTAATGTTGTTAGAATGTCTTCTAACTGAAACTGCCACGTCCAAATGAGATACGCACCCCCTTACTCTGTAGCTAAACTATTTACTTATTATAGATGCTCACTTTCGTAAGTGTTACCATTCCATTCCATATGTTCAAGTAATGTTACTCGTGTTTTTCTATCCTCAGTTTTAATTGTTACAACCCCTTGATTAGTACTAGTTTCTAAAATGATATTTCTAGGATTTTTAATAACAAATGTTAATCCGTTATATTTATTTCTATTATTATCAAAATCCATTAAATGCTTACTAATATCACTCTTAATTTCCAATTCTTCAATGTCATCTTTAGTCCATTTTCCTAACCAATTAAATGTGCGTTCATTATATTTATCTAATTTCATTACTAACTTTTTACCATATCGGATAAACTTCGCACCTGTTTCATCTTCATATTCTTCATCCGCTTTTAATTCAATAATTCCATTGATAGTAGCTTCTCCTACTTGTTCTCCCATATAGTTATAATATGTTAATTTAACATCATCTTCACCTAGTGCAGGAATAACAACACTTCCAAAGCCTGTTTCATCAATAGTGAATACATCAACATCATTACCTACAACTTTTACAGTGTAGTGCGGTTCACCTGTAACCCCTACTACCGTTTGACCTTTAAAAGTAGCACTTAAAGATAATGGTGTGAACTCTGTTCTAGGAAACGGCTTTCCTAAATTACCAATCACAGACACTAAAACCGCATCAATACTTTTATCTTTTACCCATACATTGCCAGCTAACAAAGTATTGTATGCATTATCTGCAGATGCACTTACTCCGTCATCTCCTTTTGGGCCTTTTAATTCTGCTTTTTGTTCTGGAGTTAAATCCTCATAACGCATTGGATCTCCTTTATCACCTTTAATCTTAATAATTTGTGCATCGTCTTTAACATTAACTTTGTTTTCATCGTTTACATAAATATTGATTACGCTCATTTTATTTCCCCCTGTTGCTAATTCCTTCATGAATATTAATATGACCTTCAACTAAACATTTCACAGGTTTATCCCCTGCCCATATAAATACATCATACATATAACTACCAAACGGTAATTCATTTGTATCAAGCACCAGTGTAATCTTGCATTTTTCTTCGCTTGCTAGTTCTTCTGTAGATGTTGTTATATTAAATTTCGCTATATACTCTTCATCCCAAGGATACTTTCTAACACATGCAAATAAATCACTTTCATCTATCAATTCACTATATCCAATTGCGAAAGTAATAAATTCACCTTTTACTGATGTTAGATTATGCTTGACTGGAAGCATTGGTATCACCCTCTTCTAACAATTCATCATGTATGCACCCTTCTGTAGGGCAAGTGCCATCTTCATTTAAAGTGGCCCAACAATATTCACAAAAATGCATTACAGGTACATTGCTTTTGATTTCTTCCATTATTTCACCGCCTTAATTTTAGTCACCATTTCAGCTTGCAAAGTCTTATATTGCATTTGTAAGTCGCTAATATCTGTATTAGCCAACCGTCTACGCAATACGGCTTTATCAAGTGCATCAAATCGTTTATCATAGTATTTTTTAATATCTGCTATCCTTTCCGCTTTTGTCGGCTGATATTCGACCATCGGGATGTCAATGAATTGACCGCCTTTATAGATTTTCCCAGCTAGAAATTGGTCGAGAATATCATCGCCACCATACAAGTATTCAGCCGCATCAGGGTAGTTGGCTTTGGCTTTTGCCAACAGCGCCTCTTCCCCTACAGGATCTAATAAACTATCTACTACAGATGTGATGCGGTGTCCGTCCGCATCAATGACATGGATATAATTATTCATGTGTACCACCTTTCTTATTAATAAGAGGAATGTATGAATAGTACAATTAAGAACTACCCATTACAGTTGTATCAGTATCAGCACAGGTCTATCGCCGTTGCGTTAAAAGTGTTGTACGAAAAACGGTTGCCTACGAGACCAGAATTAGTCAGCAATAGGCTCGTAACCAGTTACCTAAACGCCTACGGCTATCCAGTTAACCGTTAATGTCTGAACTGGGTGCGCCCATTCGTTACCACGAATTACGAATCCTGTGGAGGTCTTTCCCGCTACATAAGTAATTGCTGATATTCCTATATTGGAATCTTCTGCACTTAGTACAATAGCCAGCGGTTTATTCTGGAACCCCGTTGGAAAAGTAGTAGATACCGTTTTATCGTTGCCATCGACATCCCCAAAGTATTGCGTTCCCCATTGGATAGTGAACCCATTGGCAAATTTCACAAACCCATTCGCTTCTAGGCGTTGTGCCACAATTCCGCCCATGCCTAATAGTTTTTTTATATCTTTTAAAGTTGCGGCTGGGTTTTCCTTCCAGTTAGAGGCACCTAATATCTTAGCAATTGCAGCTGTGATAGGTTGATGTGCAGTTTCGTCAGTATTATGGTTGTTGATATCTTCTGTTATAGCAATATCTTTACCACCAGCAGCTGAATTATACCATTTAGGCTTGTTTTGACTGTGTAGCAATAATTGACCAGTAGCATTTTTATTAGCTGAGTCTTCGGTTACCCCAATATCAAAATTACCATTTGATGCAACTCTAATCTTTGCATCATATGTATTATTTCCATTATTAAATCCTGCGGCAGCATTATTAAATTTAATATTTCCTGTTACAGTTCCCCCACCCAAAGGCAAATATCCTCTAAATTGTTGTTCATGTGCGTTAACATCAGCATTATGTAAGCCTAGTTCCCCTTTTGTTACAAAGGTACTGTCAACAAATTTAAATGTTACATTTTTTGCGTTGCCAATGACTGTTCTTATTTTATAAATTTCACTATCAATTGGTGTTGTTTTATCTGGAACATATCCTACATTGTTGCCTCCGTTTGTATAGCTATATAGCATTTCTTGCTTTCCGTCTACTTTTGCATACAAACCCACTTCACGTGGGAAGAAGCCTACATCTAATTGATTATTAGATAATGTAGCAGTAATCAAATATTGACCGTTACCTTCATTGATGCCAGCGGTAACAGGTAATTCCATTTTAGGTGAAATCACCGCATCCATATCATTAAAGCTTTTGCCAGTAGCATTTCCGTCCCCTACTACTACACGTGTAAATATTAAATTTTTCTTGGTTGCTATGCTCTCTGCAATCATAGCTAACCCTTTTTTAGTTACCACATTTTGTGGGTATTGTGACGGCATCCCTTACCTCCTAACAATTAATATAATTTACTACATTGCCTTTAGTTATATATACACCTACTGCAATATCAATATTATCAATTTCTGTATTGAACCCTGTCATTGGTTCTATATTGATTGTTTCAAATGTTGTTACAATTCCTCCAACATATATGTTTGTATCAACACTACGAACATCTTCAATCTTCAATCCAATATGTGACGGTTTAACTATTGTTAAATTTTTTCTAATTTGATTAACCGCATATACAAATGAGGAGTTATTAAATTCTAACTTTAACACTCCTTCTTCAAATTTAACTTCAACATCATCAAGAACGAATGTTTTTACAATGGCTTTAATTTTTTCTAGCGTACACTTGCCATTGTTATTCCATAGCATTTGAACTATAGATCTCCGTTGTTCAACTGTACCCTCACCCTTGATGCCTAAATCTTTTTCATAAACGCTTAAACCGTGTTCACCTACTGCATCAAAGAAGCCATTATCTAGTAACACATCTAGTAGTTCATCTATATCTTGTAATTGCAATCCTGCAGCTTGATATAACTCTCTAACCCATGGATCATTACGGTACATTTTATTGATAGCCTTTAAGGCATATTCCTTGAAATCTGTATTAGTCATTCAAAGTCACACTTACTGTACCCAATACGGCAACTTGCTCTTTTGTAAGATTAATCTTGCTTACCTTACCATTTACGGTAACACTTTCATAATCAGTAACACCTGTGCTATCAATAATGATATTGCTAATTTGTGCTACTGATACGTAGCTTTGTTTAAACGCAATTTTCTTTAAGTAAGTAGTAACTGCTTCTGAAATATCATTAGTGATAGTGGATTTAGTAGATGTACTGGTATGTTGTACCCCTCTAACATCAATATTGATAGGCACCTCTGTTGCACTAACCACAGTACAATGTGAGCCTATAGGTGCCTGCCCTTCGCCAATTCCTTTACTTTCTGGATCTATATAATTTTGAACACGCTTAACTAAATCCGTACTAGCAGCCTTTCTATCAGAGTTGATAATAACTACTTTAACAGTATTGTTCCCATTCCAAAGTGCAATGATATTGGCTTCACCTACACCCTCTACTTCTTTTGCCCACTGCTTATAGTGGTAATCGTTACCGCTAGTTGCTGGCTCACGAAGTTCTTCATAGTAGCGTTCACGCAAATCATCGTCCGCTTCCTCATCTTCGCCACCTTTCGCAGCATCATCATTGATAACTGCATTGATACCAGCAATAGTGATAGGCATTTGTGTGATGCTACCTTTAGGAACATTGCCAACTGCACCAGCTTTAGTGCATCTGATTTTGATGATAGAGTTATTCACCACATCCTTATTTTCTAGCGACTCATATTGAATACCACTTTCGCTTTCAAATAGATCTCCTTCGTGAATTGTTCCGTTTCCGTCAACAATTCGTAAATTACACACAGATTTTGTGGCTACTTTTCGTTGCGTTCCTTTGCGTTGGAATACTACCCTAGTGAGTTCATCCCCAGTTAAATTGTCTACATTCTGTTTTCGCTCAATCTCCTCTGCTTTCTTCCATAATTCAAGCAATGCAAAGGCTTCGCCCCTTGTAATATCATATGTAGGAAATCCTTCTGTCTTTTGATATGCATCATCAATGTTACTAAGCATAGTATTGTGAATTGTATCCACACTATAATTGGAACTCATGTTCTATCTTCACCTCCTCACCTGTATTTGTCACCACTGTAAAATAAAAAATACCTGCATTGAATTGCCAATCTTTGACCACTACCACGCAAGGTACTTTGTTCATGATGCCTTCTGTAATTCTTCTTTTTATTTCAGATACTTTATATGCCCTTGGCAATCGGTATCCTAATAGTTTAGTTAAATCTAATCCAAAGCTATCACTATAAATTAAGTATTTTTTCATCTCTGTTCTTATAAATAACTCAATCCATTGCTTTATAGCTTCTATTTGTGTATCCTCAACATTCTTACCGTCCTCAAATACAAAGCGGTGTGTCTTATAGTCAAACTTAAATGACCTCCCTACTTTCTTCTGCGCATTAGTGGCTGTAGCTGTTGATTGAATTGAATTTGTAAAGTTATAGTCTGTGGGAAACATCATACACCTTCCTTGACTATATCAACAATGAAAAAGTGCTGTTCATTTTCATCTGGTATCACTAGCACTTTATCCCCTGTTTTCCATAGTTCATTCAATACTATTTTTCCTTCCCCTTGTGCATCATAATCTGTTTTTGGTCCTGCAGGGCATCCTTTATGTGTTATTTTCCCACTATGCCTATAAGAATATGTTGTAATGTGGTGAATTAATTGAAAACAGACATACCCATTTGAAGCATCAATCATAAATTTACCGTCTTTGATTGCTACTTTCCAAGGTGATGTACTTACTACTTCGCCAAGAACTGCCCCAATCCTCACTGGGTTGTTGCGTTCTTTTAAAGCGGCAGCAATTTGACCGTGCCACTCTTCCATTATTTCACCTCCTAAGACATTCTTATTACTTTAGTCGGTGCTTCGTTATTATGCCACGCATAATTTGCATCTGAATAAAACATTGCATGACCTGCACTGCTACTATTCCCAAATGCACCGCCTGCACCGTCTGAAATAACTACATGATCATTGTTACCGTATACTAAAATATCCCCTTTATTAGCATAGCCATTAAAGGCTTCAACTTTATAACCTGCATTTTGTGCATTTCCTACAAGTGTATCAACATTGGCCACACCAATATCTGCTTGTTGTTTTAAAAATGGATTGTAGTATGAGCCTGTATTTACTACTACATCTACACATCCATTATCTCTATACACACTTTCATAACCATTCATAGCTTGCATGCCAGCATCCACTTGCTTCGCATCTGCACCACCTACACCATTACTGCTAGCTACTGTATTTGTTGCTTGTGCATAACTGCTTGTATCAAGTTCTGCTTGCACCCTTTTTAAATCTAATGTCATTGTGTGATTAACCCCATAATTATGTTTGCAGTTAGTTACTAAGAATTTATCATGAATATCAACTGTGTAATCATCAATAATAATAATCCTGCCACTTCGTACCGCATCATCACCTAATAGCGTTAAATTTAAATTTTCTTTAATCTTATTGCTTTCTTGAATTGTTTTCTTGGCAATTTGTACGGTTTGTGCTGATTTTTTATCATCAACCTTAACAATTTTCTTAATCAATCCATACTTCTTAATACTTTCATCATCTTGAATTGTCGATTTAACAGACTTACTTTTTTCTTTGCTAGAAATAACTAGAACAGAATTTCTCATATCCTCCATAGATAGATCACGTGAATAGTTATTTATTGGTTGAGTAATTACCTTAGCCAATACCAATTCCTTATAATCTTCTACGTGGACTTTCCCCTCTCTATATTCCAATCTGTATTTGTAGCCTGTTTCTTCTGTTGCTTGCTTAATAATGTCCTTTATTACATCTGATACAGGTTGCCCTTGATATATTTTCTTTATCTTCGTCTTAATATCAGCTACATTTCCTAATGGGACATTATTCTCACTGCATACCGCTTTAATTGCATCTAGTCCACTAACCCCATTGAACTGAATTTCTATTTCTGATTTATTCAAATAGAAGCAATAATCAAAGCATGTATATGTGTATTTATTTGTGCCACTCTGTTTTTCTGCCACTATGATACCTTGGAATACAATTTCTTCCTTTGGTTCTTCATTAAGTGTCATGGTAGCACTTTTATTATTGTTACTAACTTGATTTGAAAATTCAATTTTCCCACCAATTGCCAGCCTTTGGTTCATCATATTGAAATCAAATGGATTATCAACTAAATCAAATGTAAATTCTTGGCCTAGCGTATCTATTCCGTCTGACCTTTGATAGTTATTTGTGTAGGCAGTAATTTCACGTGTTTCTGTTGTGTCTTTACCGTCTTTCCCTTTTGTTGTGTTAGTATACTGTAGCTTCATGGCTTAACCGCCTTATTCTCTCCGCCTGTTGCAGATTGAGTAGTAGTAGATGTGTTAGTGTAAACATATTCTTCAATCCCTATAGTAGCTTTAATATCTCCTATTTTGTCATAAGAATATGATAGATCATTCACTACGCACGGCATATTTAATATCTCGTTTCCGTCTGATTGAATAATGCAAATCCGCATCACAGCCTTCATCTGTCTTTGTGCTTGAAAGAATTGCAGCACTTGTAATCCGTCTGTTCCATTACCACGAATAAATGAGTAGTCTTTATTTACAGGTAAAAGGATATTATCAAGTGTAAGTGACCGTAAGCCTAATGGCCCAATTAACTTAATATCTCCTCTTAATCCTGCAAATGTTTCATTTGTTTGTGGCTCATTTATTGTTGGTAATGGATTTGGAACCACTGGCAATGTAATATATTCATCTGTTAATTCAGAATGAAATACAATATCCGTTGTTGGTTTTCGTTCAGCGTAATCTAAGATTTTACCTACTAAACCATGTGATATTTTATCAGCAAATCTTGTAGCACGTGTTACTGCAAGTTTTTGTAATTCTGCTTGCTTTGCATGTAATCGTTGTGTCATTACTTGCTTAGCATTATCTTGAAAACCCATTTAACACCTCCTACATATTGCCCATTGCTAACATAATCTTATTGCTTATGTGATTACCGCAGGCATCCATAAACTCTTCATTGCCAATCACATTTCCTTGTACTGTTACATTAACAGTAACATTGCCTCTGTTATTCGCTAATTGGCGCATGCTTTCATCATGTGGTATAACTTGTGAGCCATTAGGTAGATTAATAATCTCGCCACGTTGATTTTCGTTGACGTATGTTGCTCCACCTTTCCAGTATTCAGTACCAGTTGCATTATGTTCACCAGTTACACGTCCTACAGTATTGTTATATAGCCATGCTCCACCTTCTTTGATAGCATCTATTTTGTCGCCTGCCCATTGTAATTTCTCTTGTACCCAGCCAAGTACCCCTTCTGCTACGGACTTGATTATGCCAAAATACCCTGTAAAGATTTGTACCAATCCACTAAAGGCCATATCCCAGTTTCCTGTAAATACACCTGTTAAAAATGTAATAACCCCATTGAATATTTGTTGTACTCCGTCCAATATAGGTGACATTATTTGCATAAAACTATTGTACAAAGATGTAACTAACTGAACTACATAATTCACAAATGCCATGCATCCATTTACAATGTTATCCCACATCTCTGTGGCGAAGCTTGAAATAGCATCCCATACTGCTAATGCCACTTCTTTAACTGTTTCCCAATTAGTGATCAATAAATAAAGTCCTAATGCTATTGCTGTAATTGCAAGTAATATAGGATTACTCATCATAAGCATGCTAAGTAATCTGACTACTTTAATTACTTGCATAAACCCATTGACTACAGCCATTACAATTGGAATTACCTTAGCAATTACATTAAACGCAATAAAGCCTGCCGCTAAAGCCTTAATTATTGGCAACATAAATCCTAAGTTTTCTGTACACCATTTAATTACGCTTCCTACTGTAGCTAGTACCCCTTTCACAACATTCATTGCTTCTGTTAGGTTACTCTTAATTGTTTCTTTATTTTCTGTAATTACCTGTGCAATCCAAGTGAACGCACCACTAAACGTGTTAAATATGTCTTGAATAACTGGCGCAACTATTGGCATGATAGTGCTTACCATATCAATAAATGCCTTTTGCATTGGTAGTAAACCTTTACCAATTGTAGCCATAAGTGCAGCCTGTTGGTTCTTCATTCGCTTTAACTGTCCATCTGGTGTATTGGCTAAGATTTCATTTTGTTTAGAAAACGTTCCATTTACAATTTCATTAATGGTTGCTAAACGCTCTGCTTCTGTGCCATTTTTGATGATTTCCTTTTGAATGTCAGTTAAAGGTATTTTCATCTTTGTTAAGCCTGCCACATCACCATTAAAGGCACGTCCAATAGCTTGAGATGCTATCTGTGCATCTTCCGCCGTTGCATTAATACCAAATTTGCCTGCTACTAAATTTGTAAGTGCTTCTGATAATGCATCAACTTTATCAACTGGAACATTCCATTTATTGAGTTCTTGATAGCCTGCACGTATTGTTCCTGCAGAAATAACACCAACTTGCCCCCATTTAGCAGCATAATCATTTAATTGTTTTTGTGCCGCATCAAGTGATTGTGCAGATTTATCATATAGTGAATTATTATTTGCTAAGCTATTTCTTAATAATGTTTGTGATAATTCTGCACTTTTTGCAGTTTCCAGTGCTTTCTTTCCGTACTCAACAATAGCGCCTACACTTGCAAATGCACCAAGTCCAGACATTGCAAGGCCCATTTTACCGATGCTCCCTGCTATACCTAAGAATTTATTATTAATGCCATTACCAAACCCTGTTAGCTTGTTCTTCATAGCAGAAATTTTTCTTTCAGTATCCTTTGAAGTATCTCCTACTTTTTTCATTGGAGCTGTAAATTTATCTTTCAAGCTAAGCAAGACATTAATGCTTTTAGCCATTATTGCTCCTTTCTATATCTTCCATATCCATTTCAAAGCATGCTAAATAGAATGTTCTTTCCAATGGATCTAGTTCAAGTAGTGAGGATAATGTATGCCCTTTACGCATATAATAGCGGAACATAGTTAGTTCCCTGTCCGCCCCTATTGCTTTTTTACTTCGTCAACTGGATTTTCAATGCCATACATTTCCAAAATAGCTTCGCCCAATGCAGTAATATCTTCAACGCTATCATTTAGAACTTTGTATACTACATCTGTTGGCTCGGAACACTCATATTTAGCTTGTAGTTCTTTATTTTTAAATAATGGAACACACGCATAGATGAGCTGTACCATTGCATCCATTACCACAGATAAGGATGCATCTGCTTTAATTTCATCCATAATCCGCAACACAGTAGGTAGTGGTTGATGAATTACAGTTAATTCTCCACCTAACCCTTTAACATATACATCTTTTGATTGAAAACCCTCATTCATGGTTCTATTTAGCAAATCTTCTAGTTGTACTTTAGCCATTACATTATCCTCCTAATGAATAAATAAAAGGCGGTGCAAGTGTACCGCCTTATTAAAATTAAAGAATATAGTCTAGGTAGTTATAATCAGCAAATTTGAATGGATAACTTTCCTCTTGCACCTTTTTATTTTCAAATGCATGTGTTAATTCATCCAATGTAACCCCTGTTAATTCGATACGTTCAGCACCATTTACATCTGGATCAGTTACTTTAGACACAATCTTAATGTCTGGAACGCTACCATTTTTAATTTTACCTGCAATTTTTTGCGCTACTCGGCTATCAATTTTGTGAAGTACTAATGTGCCAGCGCCTTCAAAACCTACCAAGCGTTGGTGTACACCCATTTCACCATTAATATCTACAGCTTCATATTTAAGAGAAATCTTAGCTTCAAAGCTTTTCACATTAGCAAATAGTTCACCGTCAATCCATACTTTACCAAACTGCCCACGCAAAATTTGATTATGAATATCTTTATTGGCCATAATTTACCCCCTATTCCATTGTGATTTGGAAGGATAAATCTTCCATTGCATCAAGAATTTTAATTTTAGCAGCAAGGTATACTGTAGATTTGAAAGACATCTTTTTAACTTTATCTTCATCCCAGTCCTCTGCTTCTGTTTTGCCTACGCTTAACCAAGCTAGACGTTGATTTTCAACATCAACATAAGCATGATTATCATACTCTGGATCTAATACTTCGCCATTAACTACTTTAGTTAATGATTTGAAATAAGCGTTTACAGAAGAAATGAACAAGTATTGGTTATCCAAATGGTTTTTATACTTACCTACATAGTATTTTTTGAATGTAGAGTACAAATCTTCTGTGATTAAGTCCATAGACTCAACAATAATGATTTTACGCATATCTTCTGTATCTGTAGATGTAAAGGAAGTCAATGTATTAACACCACGTCCTACACGTACTACATTATCTTCATCATCATTAATAAGAAGTAACCAGCCTTCATCCGTCCACTTGTTTACATCTTTTTCACTTGTGATGTAGGAATTATCTACATAGTCCAAATCTTCTAGTTCATAGTAAGTAATACTGCGGTTCATTGGCAAGTTCGCCAAAATTGATGTAATTCGTGGTAAATATGCTACCATTGGTACATTTGTGCCTGCTTCCGCATCAGCTTCATGTACATATTGACCTTTCATATTTACAACGTGTTTATCATCAGCAACTGTAACATTTGCTACTACGCACTTAACTTTACGGCCTTTAGAAATGACGTTGCGGCTTTTAGTGTAAGAAACTAAATCAGTTTGCCATTCTGCCACAGTTGTACAAGCCCAGTTGTATTTAATGCGGTCTAATACTTGTTTAATATCTGCAAATGCAGTTGTTTTAGTTGGAACGTGTAACACTACTACTTTGTTTACGTTCACATAGAAGCAACGCTTCAACAATTTAATTGTATCGGCATTGTATTTTTTATCGGTAATGTCTGCTTCAAATTTGAATGTATCATAACCGATTGCAGTTTGCTTATCGTCTTTAACGATAATTAAAGCAGTGCCACGTTCAGAACGTAATACTGCGGATACTGCCTTTTGCAAAAAGACAATATCAATATTTGGTAAGCCAATTGCCATGTTATGCTCCTTTACCCATTAAAAATAGCACCCATACATAGTGGGTGCTATAACTATTCTTCCGTTGACTTTTGCAACTCTCCGTTGACAGCCAATTCTTCCATGTAAGGTGCATCTGCTTCTGGTCTGTTTTGATAGATCGTTACATCAAAGTTAGTGATATATGACATATCAGCCTTATTGATTGTTTCGACTATATCAGATGCAGTTATACTAAATCCATCTGCCACGCTAACAGGCATTGCTAACATCTCACGCAAGCTTTCCCTTGCTTTGAGTAAGTTTAGATAACCAATCTCACGCTTTTCATTGAAGTAGTAAATGTAGATGTTAAGTGTATCTCCTCTTAGGATTTCTCCTATATCTTCATTGTTAAAGTCTACTACCTCGATAAAAAATGATGGTCTAGTAAATCCCTCTGAAATATCTCTATCATTAACATCACATTGAAGCAAGTCTCTGCACTTTACTGTTAATGCTTTTACTATTTCAACTGCAGTTATCACTAGCCTAAACCTTTTTCATTAAGCATCTTATCAATAAATTCCTCCGCTAACTCTTGATACTCTGACGGAAAGGCTTTTGCGGTTTTACCCATTATATTCTTCCCTCTAACAAAGGCTTCCCCTGTGTTACCAACTATTAGTTTAGGCTTGCCCTGTGCTGAATGACCTAACATCACATGGCCATGTTCAATTAACCATGCGTGCGGTGCCGTATTCTTAATCCTCACTTGCCACTCATCCTTGCCATACTTATACGCTCTATCACGTTTAAGGCCTTTGATAAGGTTCTTAGTGCCTTGTGTAGTACCGCTTTTATAGTTGTTTTTAGCATTAGCTTTTAGCTTATTGCCAGCACGTTGCAAGAAGTTCTTCGTGTCTTTCGGAAAGTCTTTAGTCGCTAAGTCTAGCAACTCTTGAGAAAACTCGCTCAACCCTTCTGTTTCAATATCAACACTCATCAGATTACTACCTCTGTAAATATTTCTAGTCGCTCTTTATTAAGGTATGGATCCATAACATACAGGATGTTATATTTCTGCCCCTTAATAATTAGCCACATGTCAGGCTCAATATCGTTACGATACCTACACACAATCTTATGTGTAGTCTTAGCAAGTGTAGTTTCTGCCGTTCTACCACTTAATAGACCGCCAGTCTGTGGAATAACACCACAATACATATTGCTTATGACTGTATCAACAATAGGATATTGACCTAATTCATTCATAGTAGTCGATTTTCTGTTAGCGTGAATTTCTGCTTGATGTTGTAAAAGAGTGCTTAATCTACCTTTTCTATACATAATTTCACCTATAATAAGTTCATTGAATACTTATCTAAGATAGCCTGTGCCGTAGGGTTCACCACCGCATTTTCAACGGCAGTGAATGTGCGGTTATCGTAAAATTCACCGCACAAACTCAATACTGCTATAGGCATATCTTCGTAATCATCAAGTGTAGTCTTATCAGCAATACCCATATATGTCATACAATATGAAATTGCTGCAGATAATACCATGTCTAAGATAGGTTTATTATCGGCCGTAACATCAACACGAATATAGTTAGATACAATATCAAGATTTAACTCACTAACTTTCATGTCTACTCCTCTGTTTCAGCCTTTTTGCTTTTGGTTTTAGCTTGTTTTATAGGCTCGATGTAACCAGCTTGCAATAGATCATTGATGATTACTTCGTCTGTATACTCAACAATGCTATCAAGTGGGGCAGATACTACCCCACTATAACCAACTAACACCTTGTACTTCATGACTATTAAGCCATTGTCAATGTAGCAATACGTTGTTCATCAACGATTTTGCCGTCAACTTCAACGTAACCAGCTACACCAACTGCATATTGAGTATAGAAGCGTTCTTGTAATACAGCAATTTCCGAGTTTTCACCACTAATTTTTGTAGCATAGCCTTTAAGGTCAGCATAGATTGCAACTTTTTTCTTAGTAGCGATTTTTGGCATGTTATCAGACTCGTATACTGGACGGCCTAACAATGTGTAGCCATAACCGTTTGTAAGGTCTTTATTCAACAAGTATTCGCCTTGTGCATTTTTCAATTTAGCACATGCTTTGAATGTTTCAGGGTTCATGATGAATACACCATTACCTCGATATTGTTGAGGTACTTTGAATTGAAGTTCAATCAAATCATCAGCAGTAATTACAGTTGCACTTGCAGCAGTTACTGTGTTTTGAGCGTTCAAAAGACCTTGGATTTTAGCGGAACCATTAATCATTTCGTTTTCTAAGAATACTACAATAGCTTCTGCTACTTTAGTTACTACATAGTTTACGATATCGAAGCCAGCGTTATTGATTAAGGATTTAGATACTTTAGTCAATACACCTACTACATTGCCTTTTAATGTAACAGATTTGAATTTACCGCTTGTGCTTTCAAGTTCTTGGAATTCACCAACATATGCACATGTAGTTTTGTTAGTGCTTTCATCTTCTACTGCGAATACCAAATCACCTTTTACATCATAGAAATCAGAGTTTTGGATGATTGGAGCGATACGTTTAACAGTACCAATGATACGTTCAGCGATTGTAGATGGAATTACTACACCATTATCGCCTTTAGTAAGGTTCACATCAGCACGTGTTTCAGTATCAGAGAATACAGTTTCACCACTACGCAAGAAGTTAGCGAACGCACGTTCCTCAGCCATTGCCATTGCTTTTTCATCAGCTTTAGCTTGTACTTCATCATCAGATACAGACATCATGGAGCGTTCTTCTTTTGCAAGTTCCAAAGTGCGGTCAATACCAGCCACTTCCTTACGAAGTTCTTCAAATTTGGATGTTTCTTCTTCGTTTAATGCACGAGTTTCTTCATCCGCAACCTTTACAAGGTTATTCATTTCTTCAACTAAACTATTACGTTTTTCAATAAGTTTTTTTAAGTTCATGCTATCCTCTTTTCTTTGCATTAAAAAAGCACCCACATTTGGTGGATGCTAAGCATTAAGTTCTTTTAAAATGTCATGATATTTCTGATTGCTGGTTTCTTCTTCATCATCAGTCTTACGTTCTTCAATATCATATTCCAATGCACCTGTTGCAGTTTCGTTAGATCTACACTCAAGCAAATCTTCACCTTCATCTGCACGTACATTAATAGATGTTGCAATATATGCTGGGTTCACAGATAAAATACTAACTTCACTTACATCAATAGCTTTAAGTGTACGCACTTCTGGCATATTTTCTTGTTTATCCCAGCTATCTTCTAGTTTCCTAAAACCAAAGGACCAGCCTTTAAGTTGTCTATTTTCTGCAAGTTGTACAACTTCCGCATCAGATACAATAGCTTTTGCATATAACCCAATGCTATCTTCTCTTAATTCAAGCGAACCGTCTTGTTGGTCACCCAATTTTCTGCGGTGGTTGAAGCGTAACTCTACATTATTATTACGTTGTAACGCAGAATTGAACGCACCACTTTGTACTTTTTCTAAGAAATTACCCCTTACATCACGAATAGGCTTGCTCAAACGTTCTGTAACATTCACATAGCCTTCAATCGTAACTGCACCATTACGGACCTCAATTTTCATCATTTTCACCCCCTTTCTCTGATTTTAGTGTAGTTAAATCACCAAGTACACCAGTATTTGGTGTATACACTTTCTTCGTTTGTGGATAATAGAATACATTTGCAAGGTTCATACTTACAAAGTCAATACCCATAGGGGATAAATCCTCACGTTGACGGATTTCATCCACGTTAATCCAGTTGCTATCCAATGCAGTTTTATATGCATTAAAACGTGTAAGCATATCTGCTTTCAATAGATCATTCATATCTAAGCTAAAATACAGATTGCCTTTTTCACTTTCAAGCAGCATTGAACGATTAATAGCTTCAACAAAGCAATTTACGATTGGCATAATCGTAGTTTTAACAAAAATATTAAATGCTTTTTCATCCGTAAATGTTTTATCAGTAAAACCAAACAATTTATAAATTAAATCCGCATTTGTTTGCTTGCTTTCATTTAGTTGATTTTCTACGGCAGTACTGTCAGCACTTTCAAATGTAATACCCTTATTAAGTACAATTACATCACTAGTGCCAAGCTTAGCTGTCATTTTTCGCCATGCTTTTTTAAGTGCATCAAGTGCTTTGACCGTTAATCGTCCTTCTGATTTAAGGAACCCTTTACGAACCCCTTTACTGATTACACCATTTTCATATACTAACGCATTGTACATGCTAGAAATATGCGTAGCGTTATCATCCAATAACCCTCTACCATGCACCCCATCACTGCTATTTCTAACAGCACGCATGATATTAAAGTTATCGTAGTAATTTCCATCTACTAAGAATAGTACCGTCCTATCAATCAGCTTGCCATTATCAAGCACGCTTACACGATATTTAGGCAAGTATTGTAATGATGTAGCGTTATTCCCAGCTTTTCCGATGTAAGAATAACAAGCGCCTTCCATGATTAGATCATTAATCATAGCTTGCTTTGTTTCAAACGAACCCAATATAGAGTTAGTGTCTACATTCAATAGTTTTGTGCGTTCATCGTCCGTGATTTCTGTAATAGTATTGCCCTCTCGTTTGTATAACTTGATAGGAATACCAGCAATAATACCACTAATTAAAAACAATGCACTCGCTACTGCTGGCACGCTTAACGCTTGTTGTCTTGTTACTCGTGTTGTTGTATCGAAGCTAGGAAGGCCTAAATCTACATCCTCCGCAGTATCAATGAATGAGTTTTCATTCAATACTACTTCTTCTCTGACCTCTAAACCAAAAATATTTTTAATTAATCCCAATATTTCACCCCCTTTCTACATTTGCACTACCCAATCAAGGGTACTATCGAGCATATAATTTTGATGTAATAAGTACATCGCATTGATGCCAGCTACTACCATATCAACCTTACCTCTTGATTTTTTCTTATTTACATAGCGGTTCATGTTCGTATCATACACACATCTTGCATTTTCAAAGTTGATTTCTAGCAATTTGTTGCCTTTTTCATATACTAAATTGCCTTCTGCTATTAATTCTGCAAGCCATTTAGTTGCTGGGTGTAATACGCTTGAATGTTGTTTGATTTCAACCATCGTATGGCCAGCATCTTCTAGCTTTTGTGCAGTTGATAAAGCGTTATACCTATCATAGCCAATACCAAGCACTGTAACCCCATATTTCGCTTCTACTTCCATTATGTAGCGTTCAATAGCACCATAATCTACAGTGCGATTACCACAGGCAATACAGTACATAGCGTTAATAAAATCTCTGTATGGTATCCGTTCAAGTTTAGATTTCTCATCTATCCTATCTTCTGGAATAAAGGCCCTTGCATCCCAATATACTTTGCCTTCATCCTCATCATATGACACCATATCCACAGCGCAGTTATCAGTAGTCATGGCCAAGTCAACGCCAAGGAATACTTCTCTACCGCTCCAGTCGATATGATCTACAGCACCTTTTTGTAAATCAGCTACATTTACAAAGCTTTCACTACCAGCACCGCTATAAATGATATTACAATGCTTTGTTATGAAGTTCTCACGCTTGTTTTCAATCTCAATAGCCACTTGCCGTTTAGATTTCAAGTCGTCCATGATTTCTGTTACTTCAATTGCTATTGGGTTGCTTTGTTCTAGCACTTCATCGTTAGTCGCCCAGCCTTTTGTATCATCTGGCTCATATAACAATGCGAATACCTTATCATCATCTACCGCACCATTTAATACACGCTTTGCATAGTCCACTTCATCTTCAAATGGATTGTTTAGTGTGGGATATTTGGTTGAGATAATAAAGCCTAACTTGTTTAGTATTGTTAATTGCCCAGAACGCATTGCTTCAATAGCGTATGTATTTGGCAATCCTCCAGTTTCATCTACAAGAAATACACTTGGCAACTTACCATCTAACCGCCCTGTTGAGTAGTTAAGAGGTGTATATCTGTTTTCAGTAATATTGCAATGGATATAATCACGCAGTATTTTGAACTTTTCTTTTCCGTTCATCTTCCCTAGTAGTGCTGGACTACTTCTGATTATTTCTTCAATAGCTGTTTTAATCTCACGAGATAGAGAACCATCTGGAGCAACTGAATAGAATTTTGAAAACTTAGGTTCAATGAAGAAAAGCAAAATAAAAAGAACAGCAATTAAAAATGTCTTGCCATTCTTTCTACAAATTTCCAATATCGCATTTTCATATCGTCTTTTTTCTGGATTATCACGCTCAACTGTACACAAAATAGCTATGATGAACAGCCACTGAAAGCCAGCCATGGCATTATACACTGTTAAGTTAGCCCTCAATCCTTTAGGCATAACCAATAATTTCAGCAATTCGCCAATTGTTCGCACCTTGTTTTCATCTATTTTATAGCGACTATCTTTGTTATTTGCAATTGTTAGAAACTCCTTCACTTGTAATTTTACAAACTTTGGAGCGTTTACCTTGCCTTCTGCTACCGCCATTGCGTATTTATAAGCAGGATGTTTCTTATCCAGTCATTCCACCCCCTTGCAATACATTAAGCAATGGATCTTGTTCTTCTTCTTTTTGATTAGCTACAAGCACTCCAAGCTTTGCTCTAGATTGTGGAGATAGACACAATTCATCACACAGTTTTAAATAGGTCCTCACCAGCTTTTCTTGTGTTGCTACAAATTCTCTATCAATTGCAAGTGTTGGTCTTTTGGCCACACGCTTATTTGCAGTGTGTAACATATCAATAGCCACGCTCGCTTGAATGATTGTTTGTGTATCTAATCTACTTAATACTTTAGCTTGCCTTAATGCATCAACAATAAAGTGAAATGCTTCTAGTTGTGTTTTAGTTAGATAGCTTGGCGGTTCTATTTCCGCATCATCAATAAACGCATTTTCTACAGCAATACGTTTTTCTTTTTCTACCTTTGTTAAGTGCTTCTTTGTAGTCCTTGCTGATACAGCTTTTCTCATGTGTCCACCTCCTTTCCTCTGCCTTGCAGCATCCTTGTATAGTTCCTATATAAATAAATATATATTCACGTGCGCACGCATGTCCCATTAGGGAAAATTGTGTAAATTGTGGTGAGCAGTACGGTCTTGGACTTTTTCGCTAAAAAATTATTTTATGGTAGGGGGGGTACTAATTATTTTTTTCAAGTACTCCCTCTTATATTCTCCATGGTCCGCTTTGTGATGATGCATCTTGCATAATGTAATCAAGTTCTTTTCATCAGTACGCTTCTTCCATGCTTCATGTAATGGCTCAATGTGATGAACATCTAAGCGTTGCCCTACACTAATATAATTATCTTCATGCAAACATAATCTACATAAATGTTTATCACGATCTAATATATTCCTTCTGCAATCTTGCCATTCAACACTGCTTCTGAACTTCCGTTCTTTCTTTCTGCTATCAGATGCATTTGCATGCTCCTGCTTGTAGTTGCGCTTTGGTTTATGTGGACATTCTCCTTCATGTATTCCTCCACAATAGCTACATGCTTTTAGCATTGCATCACCTCTACTTCAATACCATATTACTATTACGCTTTAACTTCCCATGTGTTCTTCTGCATAATCCACAATTGGGTTTTCTTGCATCATTAGTTGTAATGTAGCTTTGACATATCCCTTCATATTCAATTGTATCTGCAGTGCAGATGCCATATTTATTATTTAAGCATCTATCCCTGTTACAAGATATTCTAGTCATACATCATATCCCATTGCTCTACGATTAATTGCATATGCTTCATCATATGTAATACCTTCACGCTCTGCTACTTTATTTAAGCAATCATCTTTAGTTGGATATTGTCCACTGTGTGTATTGATATGGCATTGTGTACAAAGTTGTATTAAGTTCTCCTTAATATCTCCACCACCACTGCCACGTGTATTAATATGATGCGGTTCTATATTTGTTCTTTGTCCGCATATTTCACAATATGTCTTGCGAGCTTCTTGTATCGTTTTCTTGGATGTAATTCTTTTATGCTTCATCAAATACCCCTTATAAACTAAAAAGGACCGCATCATACTGTGTTGTGCGACCTTGTATGATGTAGTCCTTAATAGTGTGTAGTTTTTCTAGGAGGCTTGTTGAAAGTGTTCTCTTCATCCATGCCCACATATAGTATCCCATAAATTTATAGTCAAATACTATCAACCTTTTTGAAAATTTCTTCAAAGTTTCTAATTGCTCTTTTATGTAGGTTGTGAATGTTTTGTACTGAACAGCCAATTAATGCTGCTACCTTTTCCCATGTATGCCCATTAACATATCTATCAATCAGTACGCTCTTTTGTTTTGAGCTAGGTATAGCATTAATAAGAAATCTTGCTCTTTCCCTTTCTCTTAGGTATGAACTCCATTCTCTCATTAGTTCATTTGATAGTGCATCAATGTTTGCTATCTTATCTTCAAAGGTGATTGGTTGCCCTCCGCTTACAATGTCTTTGCTATAGTCAATTGCTTGCAGATACATTATGTCTTGTTGCAGCCTTAACACTTCTCTTTCCTTACATTTGATATTCAAATCAGTATCACGTATCTGATTTAAATATTCCCTTCCTGTCATCGGCTATTATCTCCCTGTTCCTTTAATTTATCGGTCCATTCTTTCCATGTATATATTGGCATCCCTTTTGCTATTGCAAATGACCATTCACCAATGCAGCCTTTAGATGTTTCCCAGTCCCCACATAATACTAAGGCATCACATTTATTTAGCATGTCTAAACATATTTTTAATCCTTTTGAGTATTGTGTATCAAAGTACAACATGCTGAAATTGTGAAGAGGTGATAGATATGTATTGTTCTTATCTAGCATTACTAGGTTTTCCATGATTGTATCAATGGAATACTTATTAGCTTTATCTCCGCCAAATGGATGTGCTACATAAATTAATTTATTTTTAATCATCCGCTTCCTCCTCTTGTACTAGATCATTGATGTGAAATGTTTCGCCCTCAACCGCATCAGCTTCCAATTCTTCTTCCCATAATTTCCCCTGCGCTCTTGCACCTCTTACAAATAATTCTATTTCTTCTGCTAATGGAATAAGCTGTTCTTGTGCTTCATCTATTACACTTAGCCATGATGTGCTAATTGTACATTCATCTCCATACTTATTTGTGATTATAAGCACATACTTTGCTTCCGTAATAACCTTTGGCATTTCCTTATGCCATTTAAAACTAATAGATTTAATTTTTAGCCACTCTTCTTCAAATAGTTTGAACACTTTAAATGTTTCAATCACCAATGCTCTTGCTTTTACATATGCTTCTAATATCTCTGGTCTGAAATCATCCTCTGTGCTTAATTGATATGTTTCAGTAATACCAACATTATTTGCTTTCTCATACTTTACTTTCTTTTTATCACCAAATCCAATGCTTAGTATCCTCATTTTTATTGCCCCTTTCGTTGCTTATCTTCGCAAACCCAATCCCCACAGAGTGCTTTATTTCGTTTATTAGTATAAAATTTCTTTCCACACTGCACGCAGTATCTTGTGTATTTAAATGCTTTCTCTAATCTGGCTTCACGCTCTTGCTCTAGTTGTTCCTTAGTCTTTCTTGGCTCTACTGGTTTGCCTGCTCTACAGTCTGGACACCATGTGCTATGACTATCTGGTGTAAATAACCTATCACATCTATGACACTTTCTTTGCATTTCTTATCCTCCTAGCTACTTATATATGCTTCACATTCTTTCAATATGCTTTTAACTAAATCTATCGGAATATTTGACCTTGTATTATATCTATTACCTCCATTGTTGTAATGCTTTAGTTCAATCTTTCCTTTTACCTTTTTATTTCGTAACTTTAAATTTATGTTGCTTCCAAACTTTGTTGCCTTCTGCACTGGGTATCCGTAATTGTTATAATATGTCAGATTTTCATATGGGATATTGAACCCTATTACATTTTCAATATATTCCCATATCCTGCCATATGCAGGATTTTCTATAACAAATATTTTTGGCTTATAGTGATCAATTATTTTTAACGTGTTGTATATGCACATTTCACCGTTTATTCTTGTCAAAAATGATTTGTCATATTTAAATTGATAGTTACTATAATCGTCTTTATTCCTAATGGTGAATTTGCTGCTTTCTTCATATCCTCCAAATAATGATGTTGTTATGCCTTGTTCTTGCTTCCAACATGCATTGCCACCCTTCATGGCACTGGCAACGCTCCAGCTTTCACACGGAGGACTAGCTAAAATTACATCTGGTGGTTCTAATCTATCTAATACATCCCATAGGACCATTGGTTGGTGTAATGTATTAACGGCCAAATCTTGCTTAATACATGCATCCCCAATCCCTATGGAGATTAGCTTATGTTGCCCCCCCCTCATTCATATTAAATTCATCTACTGCTTGTTTGTAGCATCCGTTTCCGTCATCGAATAGTCCCCATATATTCATTCTCTAAACTTTTCCTATCAATTATTACTAATCCCTGTGCTTTTAATTCTCTTTCCCATTGTCCTATTTCAATTGGTTCTTTATTTTGTTCGCTGCACTCCGCTACATATAATTCTCGCCATATCATTAATTCCTCTTTGTATATTTTCATTAAGTATTCAGTCCCTTACCGTGCAACTATATCCTTTTAGCTTTCTCATTCTGTGTCTAATAGTTCTTACGTTATCCCCAATGTATTTGTAGGTATCTCCTTGCATGTTCTTCTGCTCATTATATTTATCTAGCTGCGCTCTCCATTGAATGTAGCTTTCACATTTACTGTGACACCCTACTTCTCTAAATTTGCACTCCCTGCATGGTGGTTTCATAATAACTCCTTGCCCATTGATTAAATACTTTGTTCCCCTTTAATTGGTCTCTTCGTATTCTTGCTTTTATCAATGCATCAGATGATACAAATACATAACCCCAATGCGGTATAAATACTTTTCTAACTTCTTTTGAGCGCCCTTTTACAATATGATCATGTGCTTTCTTTAAATTTCTAAATCTATCTTTCATGCTCATATCCCTCTAATCTATTGCCTATTACTTTTACTTTCCCATTGTTTACTACAAACGCTAAGTCAAAATCTAATACCGCATCATTTTGTTTGATTTGCTGGTTGATTGCTTTACATCTCCACTGGTATTTATCTGTACTGTAATATACTTCCCCTACCATTGGTGTATCTTGTATTGATTTGCAATCAAATTCTATATGGTCCTTTTCGTATATCCTTTGCCCTGTTGTGTCTTTTGCTTCGCTTCCTCTGCATAGCGTTCCGTCCTCAATTGGTACCCATGCATATGTATCATTTTCTACTGCTAATAATCTAATTTGTGTATAGCTTTGCTTTATTTCATCACTACTTACCCATTCTGACCTATTTACATTCTTTCTTAGGCCTTTATATACTAATGGCTTCATGCTACCTCCTCACACACTGCATTGATGCCCATCTTCTTTAGTAGTTCGTGTATCATCAATCTTCCTTTTTGTGTCCAGCGTGTAGATGCTTTGCACTCCAATCTTCCGTCTGTAGTCATATATGTGTGTGTCTTAGTCTTTGTATATCCCTTACGCATTAAATCACTGTACAAAATCCATTGACCATTTACGCTGCGTTGGATGTGTGCATCATGTAGTATCTTGTTTAAAGCTTTAGCACTTAATCCATAGTCTGCAGCAATCTGTGTTACTGTCATTGAATTTGTACTACTTAGAATTTTGTCTACATAATCAACCTTTGGTTCATACTCTGCAATCTGTTGTTTCTGTTGCTCAATGATTGCCTTTGATTGGTTATGTGCTTCTACTTCATCTGCATACAATCTCAATGCTTCTGGTAGTGTCTTTGGAATGTGTAGATCATAGCTACCAGTTTTTCTAATTTGTGGAAGTACTTCGCTAGTTACCCAGCGTTTAAATTTCTTTGCGCTTGGCATCTTTGATTTCAATATCAAGGAATATAGTCCAGACTCATTGATTAAATATGTTTCCCTCTTCTGGCCTGTGTCGGCAATTTGCCAACGCAGCTTATCTTCTTCATCAATATGTTTTCTTATTGCATCTGCAGTATCTTTATAGCCAAGTGCAGTTGCTACGCTCTTGGCCACAAAGTACACTTCATCTTCAATAATGATTGTTCTAAGTTCCCCAAACTCATTACTATTAAATAGTGTTGTTACATGGTTCATGGTCTGCCCCCTAGTGTTTCCGCATCAATGCTTCTTGTTAGGTTTTCTTCCCCTTTTAGACTTTATGCCTAATTCTTTACATCTATTTTTAAATGATGTTAAACCTACTCCTAATTCTTCTGCTATTTCTTTGTAGCTTACCCCTTCATTAACTAATGCCATTACTTCATCGTATTTAATTAAGTCAATCGTTTTATATTGCTCTTTTAGGCCTAATACTCTTAATGCTTTTTTCTTTTCCATTGCACCGTATACTACTGCACCTAGTGCTAACCAATTTATGCAATTCATCGGTACTCCTGCCATGCTTGCGTTTTGCATGCTATTTCCTCCTATTTTGCATAAACCTTTGTTGGACTATATGCAGGGCAATCTTCACATTCTTCTTTTTTCAGCCAATGTAAAGTGCCTGCTGTCTTGCCTTTGAATACTTTAATTGATGTTTTCCCTTTGGGACATGATGCTTTTACCCATAATGCACCGCTTTTTGCTGGTCCAAATGAGTGGCTACATATCTTTCTTGGTCTGCCTCTTCGCATTTATTTCCTCCTAGAATGGAATAGGTTCATCATCGTCTACAAACCCATTTTCAAAATTACTTGATGCGCTTTCATTTTGTTTAAGTCCATATGTAAGATTTTTCACTACAATCTCTGTGATATATCTTTTACTTCCGTCTTTTTCATATGATCTAGTTCTTAATTCGCCATTTACCGCTACAAAATCACCTTTGCGTAACCCACTGTAAAGTTCCGCATCAACCCAACATACTATGTTGTGGTACTGTGTTGTTTGTTGCTCGTTTACATATTTATTTGTTGCCATTCTAAATGTGAGAACTGGCTTTCCTGTTTTCGTATATCGTAGTTCTGCATCTGCCACTACGTTACCGCTTAAAAATACCTCATTTACGTTTATCATTTATTTCTTCCTCCCATTTCTCACATTCTTTACTAATTACGCATAATGCCATTATTGATACTCCTAGCATTACCCCTATCACAATACCTATTCCTAGTAGTTCCATGTTTGACCTCCTCAATTCTTATCAGTCTGTAAAATCTATAAGGATAACCTTCATCAGATACAGACTCAACTACACTGTCTGTTTCCACGTAATAGCCTTTTGGCGGTTGGATGTAATCTCTCCATTCGCTTGGCTTCAATATTTCTGTTTTTACTTTTGGTTTTTCTAAATTCTTGCTACTGTTCCACCTGCGCTTAAATGTATCTTCTTTATCTGAATAACATGCACTCCGTTTTTCTTTTACAAAGTAGCTTGCTAATCTCACTGCATCTTCTGCTCTGCCTTGGTATAACATCAACTTATGCATGCCATGTGGCCAAAGTTCATTCAACTCATCTGAATATAGTTCTGCATTGTTGATGATCATGTGGAAATGTATTCTTGTTTTCCCCTCCGCTATGTAAATGTATTTCAATTCTTTATCCAGTTTCTTATATCTGCGTTTTAACCTTCTTATAAAATTCTGAATATCTTTCTTTGCATCTTCCCATGTAGCAGGCTGTTCCTTATATGTGAGTGTGATGTAACAATCATTTGTAGTGAAGTTATTATCAATCAACATACGCAGCATTGCTTCTGCTTGTTTTTCATTTTGCTTTTTCTGTGCTTCTGGTGTGATGCTTTTCTTTTTTACACGCTTGCCATTCTTTCTATAGGTTCTTGATGTGTGATAATCAAGTACCTCTATCATATTTTTAGATATGGTTTTTTTACGCTTCCTCATCGTAATTACTCCCCATGGTCGATTTGTTAATATGTTATATCTAGTTAATAAGAAAAGCCTTGAAATAAGCTTTTCCCTAGTCTTTTATGCCCATGTGTGATATAATTACGTTAGGTTTGGTGCGTAATTACGTGCTTGATTAGGCTACTTTAATTAGTGGCCTTTTCTTTTTGCCTAGGATAATTGCAATGCATGTCACCTTGTTCAATCTCTAAATATTGACATGCATCGCAATGCTCCATGCATATAATCCCTTTGGCCTGTCTACAGTGTATGTAGGCACGGCTTTTTTTATTGCACGCATCACATATGCTACATATGCTACATCTGCTGCGGTTGTTACTCATTGCTTGTCACCGCATCAAGCAGTATTTCTCTTGCCCTTAATGCAAGATATACCTTGTTCTCTTTAATTGGGCCTTTACCTGTTATGCGTAATACATACTCTCCTGTTTTTCGCTTAACAAAAATAGCACATCCATTAGCAAGAATAGTAAAGTCTAAACTTGCACATTTGTTGGTTACGCTGATTGATGTAATGCGTTCCCTTAAAACTTGCATTTCTTCATCATCAAACATTAAATATGTTTTTAGTAGATCTAGTGCTTTTTCTTTTTTGTCTTTCATGTTTTATCACCTCCTTAACCCTGCCTAACATCCAAATTGTGATGCCAGTTGTTATTGTTAAAACTATATTGATTAATATTTGCCAGCCTTCTGCTTGCTCAATTCCTCCATATAGTCCTAACCCTAATATCCCTAAGCACCATTGCACTGTTGTAATTAGATTTATACTATTCATCATCTATGCCCCCTTTAGCCACTTCATATGCTGCCCTTTCATCCATGCTTCAAACTTTTCCACATGTACCAGCGTTTGTTGTGGTCCTAGTTGCATACAGATTTCATTAAATCTACCTTCATTACGGATCATATCTATTCTTCTATAGATATACATTTTGCTGCGCCCCCATATCTTAGCTAATGTGCTAATAGGCACGTATTTTGGTTGAACACCTTCCATTACTACACATTCCTTTCTATTTCATCTTTCTTTTATAATTGGTATAATCACCTTGAAAGGGGGTGATTTCGTGGGGTTTGAAATTAATGGATTTGATGAACTAAAAAATCATCTTTCAAAAATTGAAAATAATGTTTCTAATTTAAGTAAAACTGATAGCCTTAGTTTTGATGAACTCTTTACCAGCGACTTTATGTCTAAACATACTAACTGCAAATCATTTGATGAATTTCTATCAGCTAGCGGTTTTACTCAATCGTTTGAAGATATTCCAGATGATGATTGGGATACCTATGTTTCACAGCATTCAAACTTTACATCTTGGGAAGAAATGATGGATACTGCTGTAGAACAATATGTAAGTGTAAAACTTGGTTTTGAATAACTTTCTTAAAAGCACACTATACGATCTGGTGTGCTTTTATTTTTTTTACTAACTTATTAATCCTTTTTAGCTTTTTAATCGCACAATCTAATTCAGATGTATCTACTTTTATTTTTACTGTGTATTCTTTTCTACTATTGATATTCCCTTGCCTTTCCTCTTTTAACTGATTTCCTTTATTTTCCATATATGTTTGTAATGGAGTTTTTATTTCTTTCATTTGATTTCACCTCTTTACACCAAAGTGCGATATTTCGTGTTATTGCTTAAAAAAAAGAGTTTCTACTGGCATCTCTGTGCCTAATGTATCTTTAATCTCTAATGCTTCCTCAAGTGTAATTGGATATTTCCCATTTAATTTATCAATTAATGTTGCATATCTCCACTTTAGTGTTTTTGCTAATACTTTTTTATTCCACCCTTTTCTTGCAATTTCTGCCAATAAATTAGCATACATATTTTTCACCTCCTTTTTTATCGGTGCGATATTTCGCATTGACTATGCTTTTATTATAGTGCGATATTTCGCATTTGTCCAATTTAAGTTATGTGATATTTCGTTTAATTACTGTTTATATATGATATTTCGTATTTAAATATTGATATTTCGTTTTATGAGTGTTAGTATATGTATATATAGTTAATATATAGAGGAGTTTAACTATGACAAGAGAAGAATTCTTAAAAGCACGCATAGCGGAAATTGATACTATTAAAGGTTTTGCCCAAAGAATTGATATGCCATATAGTACATTGCGCTCTATCTTGCAAAATGTAGGCGGTGCATCAATTGACAATGTAATTAAAATTTGTAAAGGTCTTGGTATTACTACAGAGCAAATGGAGTCTTTAACCCAGTCTACAGATGAAGATTATTATTTAAATAAAGACACTGCAGAATATGCGGAAATGCTTCGCACTCGTCCAGAAATGCGCATGTTATTCTCCGCATCACGTGGTATCTCTAAGGAGGATATGGAAAAAGCTGTAGAATATATAGAATTACTCAAACTTAAACACAAATAAACTTTTTATGGGGGATGTTAGAGAGTGATTGTTAATATTATTGAGTGTGATATTCCTAATGTTAAGGCTGTGTCATCTGTTGGGGAAGATGAAGGTGTACACAATATTTATATTCGCAAGAATATGTCATTTGAAGATATGCGGAATGAAGTAAAGCATGAACTGCTGCATATCATTAATGATGATTTTCACATAGATCATCATGTTAATTTAATTGAACACATGGTAAGACGTAAAGAACTTACAGATGATTTGTTAGAGAATATAGAATTTTATCATCACTATATTTAATTATTAGGGGGAATTATTATGTTTTCAGTTTTAAAATCAGTGCTAAGTTCTTTTACACCTAAGCCAGAAATTCGACAAAATCCGATTACTATTGATGCATTACAAATAGATATTTCTAATACTATTTCAGAACATGTAGACTATGAGCCTTATATGCTTACTGCTGAACAGCTGTTTGAGTTGTTAAATATGATAAATGAGCCTACTATTTCTCTTTCATCATCAAACACAAAACAATCTTATTTTGATACTGAAGGCTATCTAAATAAAGTAGATGCATATAATGATAAGATTGATGATATATTGAATGATATTAGTGACCAATCTGATATTACAAAAATCAAAAAGAAAATTGATACATTACAATCTACGCTTACTAAATTCAAAGAGTTTTTATATTCTCGTGGTGAGTTTGGCAAAAAGGAATATCTATCTTTGCATGATAGCGACTTCAATGATGCACGTGATCGATTAAAAGATATTCTATTAACAGACTATCCTTTTAATCGATTATCTAAATAATGATAAAAAAATAAGCCCCCACCGCAGTGAGGGCCATTAAAAACTACATACCTTAGAGGTATTTCATTTTTACTCCACCATTATTATACCATACCTCTAAGGCTTATTTCTTATACCATTTTTAGCCTAGGAGGTATTTTTTTATGTGGGTTGAAACTATAACCACTAAAGCTGGTATTACTAAATATAAATTTCAAGAACGCTATACAGATACATATAGCGGTAAAACAAAAAGAGTATCTGTTACATATACTTCTAACAGTAGGCAAGCATATAAGCTTGCACAGGCAGAATTACAAAAGAAAATTGACTTAGCCACTAATACAGACATTGCCAAGGATATGACATTGAATGATGTTGTATCTGAATATTTAGAGTCAAAGCGTGCATTTAGAAAGTCATCTACTCAATATAGTATGGATAATTTACATAAGCAGATTATTAAATGGTTCCCTGCTGACATATTATTATCTAAGTTATCCCCTTATATTATCCAAAGCACCTTTGATAAATTCGCCTGCCAATATTCATATAACTATACAAAACTGGCCCTTAGTCTTATTAGGCAATCATTAAAATATGCAAGGCGCATGGAGTATATCCGTGACATTTCATTCTTAGACAATATTGAACTACAAAAGCCTGTGGCTAATGTAGATCATGTTAAAAAGCAGCGTTCTAAATTTCTAACTAAGGACGAACTAAAAGATTTGCTTACACAATTAGATAAAATTAATCATCATGTATCCCTCTTATGTGAATTTCAATCATTAACTGGTCTTAGATTTGGTGAAATGGTTGCCCTTCGCACTCAAGACTATGACATTGAAAATGCTGAAATTGATATAAACGCTACTCTGTCTAATCGTGGTAGCTTTGCAGATGCATCTATGCGTTTATCCCCAAAGAATGTTCATTCTATCCGTAAAGTAAAGCTAGATGCTAGGGCAGTACAAATCATTAATCATTTTATCACTGCAAATCAAGCAAGGCGCTTATGGAAGTCAAAGTTTGTTGACTTAGGATATATATTTGTAACAGACGGTGGCTTGCCATATGATCTACACTATGTAAATAGGACTATTAAAAAACTTGATTTTCATAAACCAGTAAGTACACATACATTTAGACATACTCATATATCTATTCTTGCAGAGTCTAATGTTCCTTTAAAAGCAATTATGGAACGTGTTGGCCACAATGAGCCACGTACTACACTTGCTATATATACTCATGTAACAGATGAAATGAAACAGGAAGTAAATGCAGCAATTACTAATATGGGTAAAGTACTTGCAAATAAATAAAAAATGAGCCACCGCATCATCTGTGCAGTGGCTTTTTAATCCTCATATAAAAGGGGCAAATATTTGTTTTTAAAAGGGGCAATAAAGGGGCAAATTGTTGTTACAATGCGTTACAATTT